GCGATGGCCTGCGGAGCCTTGCGCATTAGCGAGCCCATGGTAAACGAATATTGGGACCAAGCGGTACAGCTAGACGCAGAAGCGGTTTTGGCGCAGATGAATCGCGAGCAGAAATGATTGCGACCCCTATCCAGATTGCTGGGCAGGGGTCTTATTTGCATTCGGTTTACGCCGTCATTGGATCGGCATCTCGAAAATCTTCTCCCACGAACGCGCCATTTGGGTCCCGAAAGCCCCCATGGGGATATTCCGTTGCGCGCAATACGTTTTCATTTTCGTGTGGAACTCCGGGCTGACTCGGAATGAAACCAACTTTGTGCCGTCTGAGAATTTGACTTTCACGTTCCTCCAGTTTTTTTATGATTTTTTCCACGCGCCATATGAGGCCTCGACAGAGTGCGGAGCCGTCATTATCGCGCCTGAATTTGCTAATTTGTCTGTGTTCGATTTCTATATCGTGCCGCAGCCTAGCGAGCTCGATTTCCCATCCCGTCAGCATTTTTTCTCCTGCGTCTTCATTGCTGTTGCGTTAAATTGCGCTCGGCCTCTATGCTGAGGGGAGCCGTTCATGCGGTGGTTGTGTCTAGCGGAGGGGCTTAGTGAGTTGGGCCTCTCCGTTTTTTTTTATTCTTTTCTTTTCCTAGCAAAAGCCTGCTGAATGTCTTCTGCGGCGGCGATTCCTGTGGCATTTTCGATATACCCGAACGTCGTTTTCGTGTCCGCATGCCTCAGTTGCGTGGCAATTTGTGATAGCGGCATCCCGCAATCGTTCATCTCGGTGGCTAACCCACGCCGAAAGCTGTGGCCCGAATACTGCGCACCAAACATTCGCTTGATAGCCTGATTAAATGAGTTGGCCGCTAAATGAACGGAACCGAGCTTGCCTTTTGCTGCGGGTCGAATCAATGGGCCCTCCGTAATTCCTGTGCGATTGCGCCACTCCTCTATCGTCCGTACAGGGCACAAGCGGCCATCCGCGCTATTCGAATTGCGCGCTACGTGCAACGTGACCGGCTGATCAGACGTTTTGGATTGTAACAAAACAATTTCAATATTTCCACAAGGAAGCGCGCGCACATGCTCGGATTTGAGCGAAACCACTTCACAGCGCCGAAATCCCGCATAGAATGTCAGCAAAAACATAGCGCGATCCCGGAGTCCGAGCAGCGTGTCCGGCAAGCTTGCGCACACCTTTTCCAGGAGCTCGAGGTCGATTTCGGGCGCCTTTCTCACAACTCTTGCGTAGCTTTTGTGAAATGCCTCCAACGCCATTGAAATCGTGTTCTGATTGCCCTCAATGTTTACTTCGTGCCATAAATGCTTGAATTTGATTGCCGAAACGATGCTATTTACCAGCGAGTAGCTCCGCTGAATCGGGATCGTGCTCAGGTAATTCACAACCACATTCGATTGCGTAGGCAGCACAGGGCACCCATTGCGCACACACCATTCGGCGAAATCCCGCCACAGGCTGCTATACACGCGAGCAGTTTCAGGGGCAAGGACCCTCTGCCGGAGCTGCTCGGCTTCGGGGGACAACGGGATTTGCACGGCATCTAATTGCGCTTCGAAAGGCATCATTTGAGAAGATTCGAACGTGATCACTTATTCTCTCCTTTTTCCATATTTTCTCCCGAAAAGGGGCCCGATTACCCGGACCCCTAGGTTGATTTGTTTAAAACTTGATTCCGTGAGCCTCTTTCCACTCGCATTCATATTCGTACACGATGCGTTGAATCCTTTCTTTGGCTTCTTGCTCTATTCCTGCGTAAAATAGGCGATGGTCGTCAATGAGTTCGCAAAAATTATCAGCCAGATACATTTCAACCGAGCCTTTTTCCAAAAGAGACTTCAATTCCTCAAGCTGCTGGCCTTCGTTCGCTATTGCATTTTCGACGTCTTCCGAGTCACAATTACATTCGCTGGCGAGAATGTGGTAAATCGCGCGCTCTCTAAATTCCCGCAATTCGTAATCGTCAAAAACTATTGATGGCATATTTTTCCTTGAGTTGATTTTGTGTTGTGTTGTATCCGCCCGGGACGCCCCGAGCGGTTGAGACTCTATTGCTTTACTGTTTTTGTTCTCACATAAGTTTTCCTTGTCGATTGGAATTCTGTGAAAATTAGTGCCCTTTTAATGTTAAGCTCTCTGACTGCTACACGATCTATGTTTTTCCCGTCTAAAATCGTTTTTCTCATTTCTAAAATCGTTTGTTTCATTTCAAGAGTCAGCTCACATTTTCTTTTCTGAACCTTTAAATAAGGCAAACATAAACTGCACAAGGGAGCCAAAGAATGGGTTCCTTTTACATGCACTCGGAGTGGTCCGCCCGCGCCTCTCGATTGCAGTAGCGGTATGCCGAAACCCGAAAAAGTGTCATACACCAATTTTCGAAACTCCTCTTGTGTAACAGTAAATGAAATCCAACATACATATCGATCCACACTGCTGCCTTTCGTTGGCACGCGTTTCTGTATGTAAAAAACCCCGCGTAGGTCTATCAGGGCTGCCATGTATTTTATCGCGTCTAACTTTTCAGGCTCCATTTCTCTCCTTGGAAGTGCAGCCCGATTGCTCGAGCTGCAATTTAGTTTGTGTTTTATCGTGAATTCGAGCTGTAGGGGTCGATTTCCTTAAGGCGGAAATAATTAACATATGGGTCCACCTCGATGCAAGTCGGATCAAAGCCCCTTTCTCTCTCTAAGTCATGATATTCTATTCTTTCATGATATTGCGACGTTACGTCTGTAAAGTTCTCTTTATAAGTTGCTTCATCGGTAACGTCGAGATACTCGTAGCCTAAAAGTTTTGCCGCGTAAAACCAAAAATTATACATAATTTGTTTGTTCTGATTGTGATGCTTTCGGGATAGCTCATTCTCGTATATGTAGTCAAGCAGCTCCTCATCAGTGTCAAATCCTCCTCCCACATGCAAAGGATTGCCGTCTTCTGCGAATCCGTAAATCGGGTTTCCATGTGAAATGTTAAGTAAATATTCTAATTCTGGCGGGTTTTGCCGAACGAGTTCTGCTAATGCCGCTGCTGTTATGGTCTTTTCCATATTTTTCCTTGAGTTGTTAGGCCGTTAGCTCCGCCCGCGTCACTACGCGAACGGGGATAAAGGTCGAACGCCCCTCCGAAGAGGGGCTCGGGGTTACATGCAACAAAGTTGGTGTTGGGCCTCTCGGAGCAAGTCAAATAATTCTTCGAGCTCGAGCATATGAACAAGGCCCTCCGAGCCGAGAGTGCGCATGCTTTTCTCAAAATCGGAATTCCTCTTATGTTCCCAGTAGCTCGTCACGCTGTCTAAAATATCCATTTTATCGTCCTTGTGAGTTGTGTTCCGATCAACCCGGCAGCCGTTGCCGCCGTTGTTGTTCTATACCATAACTATAACACGAGCGTGTTAATTTTACAACACGAAAAGAGAGAATCCGCAAAACTTTTCGTAAACCGCTCAATATCAGGGCGTTACGCGCGATTCACACCAAAGCACCTAAAACCGGGGTGCGATAACCGGCCGCCTGCTGCAAAACGGCTCCCGGCGTGGGATTTTCGGGCCCGGAAACGCGCTATATATCAATGGCGGAAGGTGCCGGTTTCTAAGAGAGAAAAATTTGAACTTTACAATAATGCCGTTATCAGCATGATCCGGGCATGACTCGCCGAAAAGAGAAGCGGGGGCAATAACCTAAAAAGGAGGTTGATCATGTCCAGGCCGAAACGAGTGCTCGAAAAGGATGTACACAAAAAACTTGAAGAAAGCGTGGAATATAGGTATAAAATATTTGAAAAGCTGTTGTCACATATCAGCGAGGGGTATTCGATCGATTGTTTTAGCGACATGTCCGTGGGCGCCGTACATGCTGCGATCGGGCGGTATCCACAAGAGTTCGATAAAGAGAGCTTAGCGAGGGCAGAAAGGGACGGCAAAGCGGGTTGGGAGCGGATCGGCAGGGAGCAGGCAACCGGTCGATGTCTAGGAAATTCAAGAAGTTGGTATTACAATATGGCGCATCGCTACGGTTGGAGCGATCGGGTTGACGCGCGGGTCGAACACGCCGGCTCCGTGGCTGTAGAGGTCGTTTCCTATGCCCGGCCGAAACCGGATGTAAAGCCGCTTGACAGTGACGTTAACACCCCTTAACGATTGATAAATGCAAAATTGAATTGTACGTGCGTGGGTGACGCTTGCACGCGTGAGGGGGTGCCTTTGGGTGCTGACAACCAAAGACTTAGGTTGAATGACAACTAAAGGCTTTACTCAAAGGCCTCCTCGACTTCAGTGGATTAAAATCTTTAATAGCACTTTTCTAGGGGCGCGAGGGGGCATGGACCCCATGCTAGGGTGTGGATGTATGTATAGGAACCCCACAAAAATCTCCACAATTCAGGAGCTTTTTTTCCGCACTTCAGTAGCTTTTCCCCTTGAGAGGCTGCCGAGAAGCGTTTGGTTTTCAAAAAAAGGCTTTACACTCTGCGCACTTCAGGAGCTTTTTTCTCAATTCAAGCGCTGATTCCCGCCATGCCTTCAAGAAAAGACTTTACATTCCCGCACTTCAGGAGCTTTTTTTTCCCATCAGAGCTTGTGTGCCTTATGTGAGCGGTCTTTGCCCCAGAGATTCAAAAAAAGAGTTGTCGTTCACGCAATTCATAAGCTTTTTTTCCATTCAGGATCTTTTCCCCGCAATTCAGGAGCCATCTTCGCCAGGCACTCAAGAAAAAACTTGACACCTGAATCACTCAAGATCCTTCCCCTGCATTTGCTTCGGGTGCTTTTGGCGACAAAACTCGATTGGCTGAATTTTCTGTGTGGCTGGAAAGTGTTAAAATAAAGACTTGACACTCGAAGCACAAAAAAGTTATCGAGAGCTTGCAGGCCCCCGATAACCATGCGACTTTGAAGAGCTAGCGCCATCATTGTAGCGTGCCGGGATTTGGCTGTCAAGGATTGGGCGTTCCATGTCTGTCATTGTGTGCTCAAGGGTCTTTGTGTTTTTTATTGTTTCTTAGATTGATGATTTCGTTTTTCGAACTCGGTCTGGGCGATTTTATATACCTGCTCTTTTGGTAGGGAGGCATCGATAACGAAGATGCGCTCCGGGTTTTGCTTGGCGATTTCGAGGTAGCCTTCTCGAACCGTGGTGTAAAAACGCAGGTATGTCTCGTGTCTGTTTATTAGGTCGACGACGTCCCACATGTTTTCAAATGCTGGTATTGGCTGGGGTTTCCTCTGCATCGCCAATGTTGGTTCGATATCCAAAAGGAACGTCAAGTCTGGAACCGAGCCTTCCGAAATTACTCCGCACAGGCCTTTGAGCCAATCAATATCTAAACCCCTTCCATAGCCTTGGTATGCAAGAGTGCTATCGGTATATCGATCCATAAAAGTATGCTGCGTTGGATATCTGATGGGCCCCTGACGCTGTGATTGTAGACCTAGAAAGAAAAATGCTTCTGCCATGGGAGACAGGAACCCTGCTTCTGAATGATTCAGAATACACTCTATCAGGTCACAAGAAGCTCCTATAAAGGTATCCATCTGGTAAAAGGACTGCTCAGTTGCAGTGCAATACATACTCATCTTCTTTACGAGAGAAGTTTTTCCCGAGCCATCAATGCCTTCAAACGTTATGAACATAGATTTTCTTTCGCACGCGCCGAATCATCTCGAGCTTTTTTACGTATGCAATCAAAAACAGCTTGAAAGTCTCCTGTTTTGGGGGCTAGATCCATTTCTTTTTGAAAGAGGTGGTCTTGTCTTCGCATAAAGTGTGAAAGTTTTTCATTCGGTGGTGTCATAGATGCTCCTAAAAAACACCTCCCAGCGGTTCGGGTCCTCTTCGCCGCCAAGAGGTGTCGGGGTAGTCTAGCGATGACGAATGCTACTGTGATGAGACGGTCTGTCACCCCTCCCATAACAGGAGGCGGCCTAATAATCGCCAATCCGGGGATTTCCTCGCAACGCATTTCTGAAAACTTGTAAAAAAATATCGGTTCCATAGAGAATGTAGGAAAAAATGGAGAACTTATGCAGTCAAATGAGGTGTCTGGATTATTTGTGGTGCCTGAGGTAGCGCTGGAAGTGGGGCTCTTGGCTGGAAAAGACGAAAAAGAAACAATTCAGCAGGTCTCGAATGCAACGAAGGGCGTTTTCGCGCATTTGAGCACGTACACTGACGCGCAAAGCTACGCGGCGGCGATGAATGCTGCTGCGTTTTACGCTGAACGCGTTTCCACGTGCACTCAATTTGTAGCCGATTCCAGCCGCGCATATCGGTTCTATGCTGTGGACAGAGAAAACAAACAACGCAGGAGGTCTTGTGAGGGATAGCGCAACCAGATACGTTCCTCTGTCGAAATGGCTAGAGGAACACCACGCACAGGAGCTGGCGTCCCACAACGATGCAGGGAGGTCTTTCCCCACGCAGGAGGGGATAAACCGTAAAAAGAAGCCCTTGAGAGAACGGGAACTTCTCCCAAGGGGTAGCGCCTAGGCGTCTCGCTGTTCTTTTTGTCGAGGTCGGGATCGTTGCCCGGCTTCGGTATTCAGGAATATTTGACTGGGATTTCGTTTCGCCTTGGGGAATAGTGGTTTGGATATTTTTGTGTTGATCGGCTCGGACACTTCTTTTGGAATCGGCAAAAGTTTCGCCCAAAGTTTGATCCGGTTCAGTAGAATTGGCGTTCCGTCTCGAGTGTTTCCGCCCCCATCCGAATAAAACAGCGCAATTTCGGGGAGATGCTTCCTATAAACGAGGACTTCCGTGAGAATTGGTGGCTTTTCATGCTCAGTAAATATCCAAGGGCTCAAGGCTTCCTCCGAATTGTTATTTGTGTTTCTTCATCTGCTTTTTTCCGGCTTCTACGAATTTGTCTCGTTTCTTGTCTTCCGTTTCAAGCGATTTCATTTCTTTCTCGATTTTCCTGATCTTCTTGTCCATTCATTTCTCCTTGTGTTATGATTCTTTTGGTCTTGATCCTTTTCTTACTGTTGCGTCAAGGTCTATTTTTTGTCCGTGCTCGTCTTTGTATTTGATGTAATCTATTTTGTCGTCCCCTTTAGGCCCTATAAATATCCAGTTTGGTTTATTTTGGTATCGCGTTGATCGTTCGTTAACTTGTTCGGCATTAGGCGTATTTATTATCCTGTCATTCGATTTTGCTATTCTTCCTTGAATTGTTTTAGGGTATTTATGGTCGTTTTTCACCCGGCAATCTTTGCAGCAATAGATTTGTTTTTCGAGGTGAGTGACGAACCTGGATTTGCACGTTAAACAATATTTAGCCCACGATGGCATTTCCCCTCCTGATGCGATTCATTCGTTCGATAATTGATTCGGCTAGTGCATCCCACGTGCTTTTTGAGACATCTTTCGTTTGCGCATCAACCACAATTGCATCCGGTTGCCTCATATTCCGCCTCGTTTTTTTTAGATTGGCAGATCCGGGACATTGACTCAATAAATTTCTTCGCGTATAGCTGAAAATCTCTAGGAGGATCCATGTCAAAAGAAAAAATCAAGTTGCCACACGGGTTTGAGCCACGTCCATACCAACTGAACATCTTGCAGGCTCTGGACGAGGGTGTGAAAAACGCCTGTTGGGTGGTGCACCGTCGCGGAGGCAAAGACACGACTTTATGGAACCACATGATAAAACAGGCCTACATGGTGCCTGGGGTGTATTATTACCTGTTGCCAACCTTCGCCCAGGCCAAGAGGGTACTGTGGGACGGTATGACCAATGATGGCAGGCGGTTTATCGATTACATTCCGAAAAGCATCATTGACGGGCATTGGAACAATACCGAGATGAAGGTCTGGATCAACGGAGCATACGGGAAAAGCCTTATTCAGCTCTCTGGCGGCGATTCTTACGATAACCTTATGGGTACCAACCCTCGCGGCGTCGTGTTCTCAGAATGGTCCCTAACGGATCCTCAGGCCTACGAGTTCATGAAGCCGATTTTGCTGGCGAACGGCGGCTGGTGCGCGTTCATTTACACACCTCGCGGGGAGAATCACGGATGGGATTTGGCCGAGATCGCACGACGCAACCCGAGTGAATGGTTTTTCGAAGTTCTTACCGTCGAGGATACAGGCGTGATGACTCCGGAGCAGATCGAGTCCGAACGCCGCAAAGGCATGAGCGAGGACCTAATTCAGCAGGAGTACTTTTGCTCCTTCAAAAGGGGTCAGGAGGGCAGTTACTACGGCAGGCAGATGGACGAGATTCGCAAGAAGGGCCAGCTTTGCAGTGTGCCGTATGATTCGGCGGTCCCTGTCCGAACCTCCTGGGACCTAGGCATAGGCGATAGTACAGCCATCGTTTGGTATCAGGAGGTCGGCAGAGAGTTGCATTTGATTAATTATTACGAAAATTCGGGGGAGGGTCTTGCTCATTACGCGCGCATTCTTGACGAATACCGCCTGAGAACGGGTTGTACGTACGATTTGCACATAGCGCCGCACGATATCTCTGCACGAGAGCTGAGTACCGGTCTGAGTCGACTGGAGGCAGCTCGGCGCATAGGGATTCCTTTTCGCGTGGCACCTAAACTGTCCCTCGAGTCGGGTATCGAGGCTGTCCGGGCCATTCTCCCAAGGTGCTGGTTTGATGAAACGAACGCTGCGGGGTTGATAAAGGCGCTTCAGAACTATCGCAAGGAGTACAACGAAAAGCACCGGGTTTACTCGGATAGGCCGAAGCACGACTTTTCGTCTCACGGTTCAGATGCGTTTCGGATGATGGCGGTTGCGCACAGCAATTTTCGCAGTGATGGCGGGGTGGACGATTCGCAGTATGAGCGCATGAAGGGCCTGTGGGGTTGGAAGACCTAGCGGACAGGACCTGCGCAAAATAGTCGTTAGAGTGGTCTACAATTGCGTCGCGAGCTTGGTCGTGTGCGGCAGCTCGGCCGGCGATGAGATAGGCGAACAGCTCGGCCTCTACGATGTTGGCGACAGATTCGATAAGGGGAGCCTCGAGCAGATTCGGGAATAGGTCCTGGATCGTTTCCCGGACTAGCTGCTGAATGAATTCGTTCATCGGAGTTGGCATGGAAAAGCTGTGTTTGGGGTTAAGCGAAATAAATTTCTCTTGTATGATGCATGAAAGCGTGATTTGCGTCTAATCTATTTTCACTCTATCGTCCCAGTGAGGTAGAGGCAGCCAGTCTCCTGAGAGCTTTTCCAACCTATATGTGCCCGTAGACGTATAAGCCGCCATGTCTTGTCATAGGGCGGTAGCATGGATAAAGAATTCGCTCGTGAGGCCATCAACGGTTTTTTGGTTGATTCACCCTATCGTCCCCATCCACGTAGAGGCAGCTAGTCACCCTCAACTCCCTCCTCAAGGCTAAAAAATCGCCAATGACTCCCGAGTAGGAGCCTCAGCGTTATTCGTTCGCGTTATGAAGCGATGCACTCGCTATTTTTTGCCTCAACGCCTCCATCTCACGGGCCATTTCAATTTTAGCTGTCCTTTCTGAGGATTCGATTTCCAGGATTTTCGCTTGAACCATTTCAACAAAATGCGTTTGAGAGGCCTTGACGATGAACTTTAGCTCTCCTTCCCTTTTTAGCCTGGTCCTGCCCTTGTACAGAGCAAATGAATCGTTTTCCACAGCAACGAATAGGCCTGCCAGGTATGTTCCGTGCATGTTTTCGATTTCGTGTAGATATTCCCGGTTCTCTGCGGGTATCTCCGGTTCGGTTTGAATGGGTTCTGGCGCTTTCACAACCGGTGGCATTCTGTCCCTGCGTTTTTTTAGGGATTGCTCAACCGATAGCCGATAAGTCACGAGTTCAATGAATTTTTTGTCTTCTATTGAAATGTAGTTTCCTCCGAATTCCACCCCGTCGTTGTACGCGTTTCCCCCGAGCTCCTCGATTTCTCGGCAATGCTGGGCTAGGTAGGCCTGGTTTTCCTCGATGCGGATGCGTTTGGGCTTTGTGTAATACTCTCCCTCGTCGTTTAGGAGCCACTTCAGGAAGCTGACGTGATTGCGAATAGGGTTGTCGCTGCCCCTGCAACGTATTTCATTCCTCAATTTTGTGATATTTTCGTGAATATCTTCGCTGGTGTGTTCGGCGCAGAGGCGGATTTTCCACCCTGCGGTGACGTTGACGTCCTGAAATTTTTTGTTCATTGCGATGGCCTCGGCATAGGTGGCATTTTCGGGGATTAGGTCAAGTAGGCCTCGGTCCGGATTCGACAAGGCCTTAAAAGCGACGTTTAAGGCATCTCTGGTCGATTTTTGGGGGTCGAGGCATATCAAGGTAGCGTAGAACATCACTCGTTGAAAATAGGGGTGTTTGCGATCGTTTTTGAGAGATTCGGCTTTTGGCCCCGTGAAAAGTCGTAGGATCGGCTCAAAATCAGCAGCAGCATCGGAAAAAAGACAGACCTTTTTTTCTGTTTCGGGGTTTGAAGGCTCAATTTTTTGAAGGGGTCGCGTGCTACGCGGAAGCGAGTAAAAAGGTTTGTTTCTCTCTCTGTGTTGTTTGCCTTGTTGCGTAAGCAACAAGGTATTATTATGTGCACCCTCCGATTCAAATATTTCCCCAAGAGAAAAAAAGCTGGCTCCGCTACCTGACTCCGCTAGCTGGCTCCGCGGTTTTTGAGCTGACTCCGCGGTTTTTGAGCTGACTCCGCTACCTGACTCCGCGGTCCTAAATTGCGGTTTTGATGTGGTATACCGGATTCCGATTCTGCGCTGTTTTTCGCCACAATCAATGGTAATTTGTGTTTTGAAAATGATTCCTAGCTGGATGCCCTTTTTGAGGAGTCGAGCACTTTTGTGTTCGCCAAATCCGCTATTTTCTCTGAATTGCTGGAAAGAGACCGTGTCCGAAGCGCCGAACCCGGTCATGATGGTCCAGTATTCCCTTTCGGAGGAAAGTCGGTCTATAGGCTGTGTGGGGGCGATTGTAGAATTCATAAGGCGTCCTGGTTAAAAGAATTTCTGTTATTGCCAGAAATGCCCCAGACACGATATGCTCGAAGATACGGTATGAATGTATCGTGTTTGAAGCTTAAGGTATGGTGGTGACATCGTATCTGAAGCTTTCTGAAGCTTAAGGTATGATGGTGGCATCGTATCCGAAGCTGAAATCCTGTGTCCGAAGCTAAAGGCCTTGTGTCTGAAGCTGTTGGCTTCTTATAACAACGGAGGGCTCATACACGTTTTTCTTGCATATATGGTGTCTGGGTGGAGGCTCGCTGTACTTTTCTGGGTGACAGGCGGGCCTCTTCATTTTCAGCCATTATGGCTATCCTATCAGCCCTCGCGTTTCCCTTCCAGCTCTTTTCAGTTGCCTCCTCTAAAAATAATATCTTGATTGTTTCCATCGTCTTTGCATAATGCCGAGTTAGCCCCGCATACCGCGGTGTAGAGGGATTCATGCCGACAGACTACGACGTTGTGAGCGACTTTTCGCAGGACTACAACAGGGCTTGGATGCTCCTAAACCCCTATTACTCAGCGGCTTACGAAGACGTAGGATGCTATTTGGGGCAGCAATGGACTTTAGAGCAGCAAAAATACCTGAACGAGGAGCGGCGCAATTCGTATACGTTTAACAAGGTGCGGAAGACCATCGACACCACCTCCGGGTACCACAAAGCCAATCAGCAGGCGTCTGTGGTGGTCCCCTACGAGAACTCAAGCGAAGAAACCGCCGATCAGCTTACCGAACTCCTCCGACACGCCATGCAGCCAAACGGATATGCGGCAGACAGTAAAGCATTCCATGGAAGCCTTGTCTCTGGTATTAACTGGGTGTCTCCTTGGATCGACTACCGTAATGATTATGTTAACGGTAGGATTAGCTTTCACGTCGATAATTGGAATGATGTTATCTTCGATCCTTTCTTTACTCGGTTTGATTTAGAGGATTGCACGTTTATTGCGAGAAGAAAATACCTAAGCAAAGACGTTATCAAGTCATTGGTTCCCGGGTGTGAAAGGGAAATCAATGCAATGGGATATGGAAATCGGGACGAAAAGTTTTCTTTTGAGCCGTATGCGCGTCAATGGGGGCTGCAAGCGCTTTTGGCTTACAACGAATATTGGAAGCAGCGATATAAAAAAGGCTGGCTGCTTGTAGACAAAACAACCGGTGAACAAAAGCCTTGGAAGGGAGACCAAAATCGCCTTAAGATAATGCAGCAATTCTTCCCGAATCTTGCTGTCATTGAGGGATACTACAAAACAATTGAATACAACATAATTGTCGAAAACAGGCTGTTGTATAGTGGCGAAGATCCTTGGGGCATTGGCGAATATCCTTTTGTGCCATACATTGCGGTTTGGGATACAAGCTACGATTTGTTTCAATGGAAAATACAGAGCTTGGTTCGCATATTGAAAGATCCGCAAACCGAATATAATATGCGGAAAAGCAAATTGCTGGACATCATGGACTCGCAAATAGGGAGTGGCTGGAAAGCGAAAAGCGGCGCAGTTTCGAACCCCAAGGCCCTGTTCCAGAGTGGCCAAGGCAAGGTGATCTTTTTCAATCCAGGCTTCGAGCTAGGAGATGCCGAACGCATTGACCCGCCGAACATTCCCGAGAGCCTATTTGCGCTTCAGGAGTCATTCGCAAAAGATATCACGGACATGGTCGACCTGACGCAGATGGCGTCTGAGGTGCCTGACCGCATGAGTGCCGCCCTGTTTCTTCAGAGGCAGGCAAGCGCAGTTCTGGGTTTGGGGCCTATTTTCGACAACCAAAAGACGAGCCAGCGACTGCTAAGCAAAAAAGTCCTGAAAATGATTCAGAACTACAGTTTGGATAAGGTCCGTCGCATTATCAAGCAGGAGCCGACCGCAGAATTCCATTCGGGGACATTTCTGGAATACGACGTGGCACTTACCGAGACTGTGATGAGCAGCACGCAGAAACAGATGTCGTTCCTGCAGAAATTAGGCCTGAAAGCGGCTGGCGTCAACGTTTCGGATAAACTGATCTTCGAGGATGCGCCGTTCCCTGTGAGCAAGAGTTTGCGTGCCGAACTCGAGCAAGAGGCGGAAGCAGCCAAGGCGGCTCAGGCTCAGGAAGCGGCCGACAAGCAACAAATCAACCAGTTCTTGCAAGCAAAATCTTTCAGCGACATATCGCTTGGGGAGGAGAGGTTGAGCAAGATCAAATACGACGCGGCATTGTCCGAGGAGCGCCTAGCAGCGGCCGCCGAGGAACGCGAACGAGCTGTGCTTGATAGAATTCGCGCCATAAAAGAGCTCGAGGGCATGGACATTGAACACGCGCATAAAATCCTGGAGATAATTCGCGGTATTGAGGAGGAGCAGAGGCTGAAATCCGCCGACACTGTGGTTCCGCAACCGGCAGTAACTGGAAAAACGAAATGAACCCTGTGACCCAGCGCGATATAGAGCTGCGATCTGTGCTACAGACCGAATCCGATTTCGAGGCAGAGGCGGAACTATTACGACAACGGGCGATCGAACAGCACGTCGCGCAGATGCTCCAAATGTGGGAGGACGAATTTGAACAACGACGGATGGGGCCAGGTCGGAGCGGGCCGGGGAGACAACAGGATAGCAGCGGAAGGGTTTCCCGCGGGGAAAATTCCGACAGAGCATAGGGTAGTGAGAGCAAACGCTGGAGGAGGCGGACCAATGAAAGAGCACCTGGAGATGCATGGCGCGCTGGGCATGGAAAAGGCTCGGCATGCGGCGGCAATGAGCCACAACGAACACCATTTAGAAAAACACCATAAGCGGCATCACGATTCGCAATATGGCCATGACTCGCATGAGCATAAATATCCAGAAAACGACATATTTTAGAGGTATTCATGCGCGGATATTTAAACGAGCAGCAGCGAGACGAGCTTGAACCGAGCTGGTGTTCGCAGCTGGACAGGATTGGGATGCAACCACACTCACGGGAGTTCCTGGAGCGCGAGATGAATTGCATTCGCAGCTGGGGCAAATTCGAATGCCTCACGGGCGAAACGATGGACGATCCCACAGGTATTCATTTTGGGGACACGCCATGACGGCCATGTTCACTGGGCCTGGAATGGGCTCTCAGGTGGTTGGTCAGGCTCCGCAGGGTCAATTGCCTCAGCCGGTAAATCCGGGTGACGGGCAGAGGGCCTTGAGCGACTTGCAACGGATGATGCGCGACGAGCAGGCACAACATATGGGCGCGTATAAATATGCAAACGGCAATACGGCGAACAGCAGCACTCCTCTAGGCGAACCCTCATTCTAGGTGCACATGAGCAGGATTATCGACGAACACGGCTCTCTAAATACGCTGAAGCCCCAGCCGGGTCAATACGACAGTTACACTCCGCGTTTTCATCCGTTGCCTGGCAAATGGGCGGCGGAACAGTTGGCTGGCAAATCGTCATCGAGGCCCGGAAGCACTTCTGGGGAGGCTAGGCCTTCCACGGACTTGCAGAGGGCTCTTTCTGCGGAACGGGGGCAACATGAATATTGGGAGCAATGGCAGGGAGTGACCCCCGGAAAACCTATCTACGAGGATCCGCGTGCATTCCAGAACACGCTTTTGCCGGTTGCCCGATTCGGAACAAACGGGCGGGGAGACTAATGCAGGCACGCGCACTACTATCAAAGGCCACTCGAGTGACAAAGAAAATCGAGGAGGCCGCTACGCCGAGCAGGTTGATCAAAAAAATGACTAAAAAAAGGAAAACCAAATGAAAGAGAACCCTAGTGGCCGCCAGGGCGGTTTTGAGTCTATGGAGCGCGACAATCGACGTGAGCCGATGGTCAGCCATCAATCGGAGACTACCCCCATGTCGATCGCGGACAATTGGAACACCGTGAACGAGATGAAGGGCGAAGCGATGGACGAGGCATACGGCTTGGCGGGGAAACGCGGAGTCGAAAAGTCCATGAAAATGGCGCATTCCCAATTCCGTTCGTACGAGTGGGCCTAATGCAAACGACGCTGATCGGGGAAAAACGTCATTCCGGACAACAGCTCATGGGCGAGACTCGTGAACCGATGAGCTCCGATTGCTGGAATGACGCGCAGAACCTGGCCGAGAAATATGCCGAAATCCTTAAAAAAGATTTCTGGATCTTATACGCGGCGAAACCCCACACGAGGCACGGTCACGCGATAGTGGCCGGCTGGGATATTCAGGTGAAGCGGCCTCCTTCAGCAATGGTCGGGGTTCTCACGTTCAGGTGGTGTCACGCCGAGAAGCGGCTCGTGGTAGAGCCTGAACTGTGTTTGCCCTATGACGTTCCGATCAGTGAAGCCGAGATGTCCAAGAAGTCGGCGGATTATTTCCCGTCGATGGCGTCTGCGGCTAAAAAAAGCGGGGGAATTTTGCTCGCATAAGATTATTTCCAAACCAAAAAGGCGTAACGGGTTCTCGCCGTACCCAGGAGATGGATGAGCGAATTAGACATGTCGAAACCGGGTTCAGAGCTGTTTCCCGAGTTGTCGAGTCAGAACTATAACAGCTACGCGGACGTAATATCGGATTCTGCCGTCGGGGATCCTCTCGATATGGGCGTGACACCAGCAGCCGAGCTCGCCCCTCAGCAATTGTCAGATAAAGAATTGAATTTTAAAGCGCTCCGAGAGGAAGCCTCGAAACTCAAGAGCGAACGCGAGTATTGGAAGGGCCAGGCGGAGGCATACAATCGGATCAATCAACAGCCAGCAGCCAAGCCGGAACCGGCCGAAAAGTTGGACTGGGACGATGCCGATGATGTTCGGCGTGCCTGGGAAACGATGCGGGACGATAACGAGCGGCTCAGAAATGAGATGCGAGATTTCCAGGCGTCGATTCAGGCCAAAAGCCAGCGTAGCGATTGGGATGCGATGGTCACTAAACATGTGCCGGAGCTTGTTTCAAAAAATCCGATGTTCGCCGAGATGATTCAAAAAAGTTCTAATCCTTATGAGGCGGCGTATCTCGTGGCCGAATTGAACGCTCGTGCGGGTCAACCGCAGCAGGAGTTACGGACGGATACGCGTCCGACAAACGCACAGAGGGCCCTCGCCAATATGCAGAAACCGCAGACGTTAGCGAGCGCTGGCGGACAGTCCACGTTGAGCAATGCCGACTACTATGCGCAGATGTCGGATGAGGACTTCATGAAGATTGCAGCAAAGAATTTGGCGAACGTCTAAACCGTAAGGTGTTAGATGCCAATTACGACTACTTCGCAAGTGCCGCCAGAAGTGCGCACTTATTTTGACAGACTTTTGTTAACTCTTGCACGACCGTATTACATCTATGATATGTTTGGGCAAAAGCGAACAATCCCACTAAACTCCGGCGATCAGATGATCTTCCGGCGTTATTCCACGCTTAGCGCGGCAACCGTTCCTCTTCAGGACGGAACAACTCCGCCAGGTGATTCTCTTAGTGTCACGGACTTTAGCACGCAGATTAAATGGTACGGCAACTTCTGTGTGATAACAGACCAAGTTCAATTCACTGTACAAGACAGGGTGTTAAACGAAGCAACTCGTGTTCTGTCTTTGCAGCTAGGGCTTACTATAGACAACTTGATTAGAAACATGATGGTGTCGACGGCGAGTTCTATTTGGTGCAGTAACGGTGTAAACGGAAAGACACCGACAGAGATCACCACGCCGGACATTAAAACCGCAGTGCGGGCCTTGCGCCTAGGTAACGCGCGACTGATGACCAAGCCGATTCCGGGTGAAAATCGGTTTGCGACAAGCCCGGTTCGTTCCAGCTACTGGGGCTTTATGGATGTCACGATCCAGAACGACCTTGAGGCTTGCGCGGACTTCTTGAGTGCGGCTAACTACCCGAACCCCATGGATGCGTTAGAAGCGGAATGGGGCTCGACAAATAATATAAGGTGGCTTTTATCGACGGCAGGTTACAATAACGGCGCTGCAACTCCGGTATGGAACAATATCATACTTGGGCAAGAAGCATATGGTGTTGTTCGCCTTGGAAGTAAAGAAGCGGAGTTCCTTGTAAAACCTTTGGGAAGCGCTGGGACAAGCGATCCATTGAACCAAAGAGGCTCGGTGGGATACAAATATCCTTTCGCAACGAGGTTGTTGAACGACAATTGGATCACGCGTCTATTATCAACTCAGCGGCTATAGGGGGTAAAGCATGCAATATAGATTTGGTTACTTCACTATGGCGACTGCGACCACGCAAACAGCTGTGGTTCCGCAAACAATCACTCTGGGGTTTATACCGTCCAAGTTCCAGATGATAAACTATAGCACTTGGAGCACAACAACAACTAGTTTAGTTGCTCCGTTTCCGGTGACAAGCAATATTTGGTATTCTGGAATGCCATCGGGGTCGGCAATACAGACTGTGAATATTGGGTATACAACAACCACAACCCCAGTTCTAACGACTGTGGCTCTCAGCAGTAACGCCTCCATCGCGTCTAATGGCGTGACTCCGTTTATGAATGGGGCAGATTGGCCTCCTGAGCAAGCGACGATCACGAACGTGACCAAAGCAATCCCTGCGGTCGTTACGGCAACCAATACATTTGTGAACGGTGATATTGTCACGATCTCGGGTGTTGCGGGAATGACGCAGCTGAACACAAACCGCTACGTGGTCACGAACGCGAGCGGATCATCCTTCTCGCTGTACGATTTGTTTGGCAATCCTGTCGACAGTACGGGATACGGCACCTATGTGGCGGCTCCCGGTGGATTTCCTGGAGGTTTTGCCAACTGCATTTCGACGCCTCCGACTGCTCCTGTTCTCAATGCGTTAACTGGCGCAGTGGTGACTCCTGGTGGGCCTCCTGGCAACTTTTACGACATAGGATCTGCCGGACTAACTTTGGGATATTCCTTGTTCAACACTTCCGCAGATACATGGTATTGGGAAGCGTTTTATCAAACCCCAACAGGCTGGTAAAATGACTGCTTTGATCGGATTTCCGCTTGGGACTGTATACAACATAGTCAATGTCACGAATGCTTATCCTGGCGTAGTGACATTGTCTTCTATTGCGGATCCAAATTCCTTTGCGGTGTCGATCGGGCAGACTGTGACGATTAGCAAAGTCGTAGGGATGTTTCATCTGAATGATGTGCGGTTTAATGTGGCGGCATTGGACCCTGTAGCGTTTACGTTTCAGCTCTACGACCTGCAATTCAATCCTGTCGACACTCGTTCGTTTTCCCCATATGTGGGAGGCGGCGAAATCAACATTGTCTCTTATCCTGCGGGAGCCGGACAGCCTCCGGGACTCATGTACAATAACCAATAGGAATTTATGCTCAAGACCGCTCCGAAAAAAGAACCAGTCGAAGTTTTGCAAGAGAAACATCTGTCAGGGCCCGCAGATGAGCCGATGCACGTTGTGGCCAAAGAGCTCCAGGACGGGGAAATCGTTTTCGCTACACAGGAATCCGCGCGTGTGGAGAATGTGGTTTTTAGGAACCAGCGTGACCCTGGGACCCCTTTGGAGTTCCATTTCGCGAGCGCCACGCATCCGTTCAAACAATACAAATTGTTCGACGGGCACACATACGTGCTTCCGGTTGAGGTCATCAGGAACCTGGAGCAGTCCCGCGAGAACGTCGAGAAATATCGCAAAAATGCCGACGGGGTTCCCGAGGTATACGTGGCTGGATATAAAACACATTTTGTGTGTGAGAGGGTCTGATGACGTTTTCGAGTAACGTTGGCATTTGGCGGTTGAGCGAAATCATCGCGGAGTTCCGTGGCATCACTGGCCGCCCGAACAACGTTTACCCGAATGGAAACGCCCCGAACCCGCAGTTCGATGACGGACAAATCGTTCAGCTTATCAATTACTATTATCAGTATGTTTTAACAAAAGAACTAAAGGTCTTTTGGGAATATACGACATACCAATTCTATGCTCAAGCGAATGTCGCCGAGTACATAGCGCCCAAGAGTTTTCAGCAATTGAACCCCGAGGTTTACGCTGACGGCTGGCGGATGAATTGGTACATCGATCCTGGCGTGTTTTACCAAGATTTCCCTCAGCAGGACAGCAAGCAGGTGGTCGGCCAGGGGGATGGCGTCAGCAATAGTTTTTCGTTTCAGGTGTCTGCCTATCCGATTTTACCCGGGAGCGTTTATGTCACCGATGGGACCCAAGTGGCCCAGGATAACGGAAATGGAGGTTTTTTTGATCCTAATGCTCCTACTGTGCTTTTGCCTGGTTCGATTAATTATATTTCAGGCACTGTAGCCTCGCTGGGGTTTACCTCTATTCCTGCGTCTGGCGCGACAATCACGTGTGCGTTTTTCACGTACCTACCGAACCGCCCGCAAGGCATCCTCTTTTACAAGCAGCAGCCGCTTGCAGATTCCAGGCAGGTGACGCTCGCTGCGGTTGACATGTTCGTTTTGCGTCCGGTTCCGGATCAGCCATACCTGATCAAGATGAACGGCATTCAGCTGCCGCCACCGCTTGTAAATTACACAGACGTGCCATTCCGCCCGGATCTTGGGCCTTTAATTGCTCTCGGCGCGGCCTTGCACATGTTCAAATTGTACGGGCAGGTCGATCAATATGCGCAGTTCTATCCCGAGTACTTGCGATTTAAAGATATTTGTATGCAGGACACGTACGAGCTATACCTGTACCAGAGATCGTTGCCCAAATTTTAGGAGTCGTCATGACATATACCCCAACCGTTCCTCAGGCGAACCAAACGATTGCCTCCACGCAGCCCCTAATCTCGGCGAATTTCGGCTATCTCGCGACGGCTATCGGGACCGAGCATAATTTTACGGGCACAAGCGCTTCAGAGACGTACCATACGCAGATGTCGTTGCCGAACAAGGCTCTCGCGGAGACGGCAAACCCGACTCCGGTTACTGGGGCAGACGGCATTTTATATGCGCAAGCGGGCGGTCCTGGAACGGCGGGACAGTCCGGCTTGCGATATTATAGCACATCTGGCAACCAGATTTGTCGGCTAACCGATGCATTCGTTGGGACGCCTGGATTTCAATGGACGGGGCAAACGTTGAGGCAATGGGGGTCAAATACAATATCATTGTCTTCCACCACATGCACATTCAAGACTCCATTTCCAACCGCCGTTTACTGCATACAATTAACAGTGATTGGAACTTTTGATGCTAAAGTTTATGTTGCCAGTAACACCTTAACTTCTTTTAAGGTTGGCGTGTCTTTCAGCTCTATAACATCAGCTCAGATTTACTGGGAGGCAATAGGCTCTTAATGGGGTATCAGCCGTTTCTCATAGGCAACTTCCGCACGGGACTGAATATGGCTGTGGAACCGTGGCTTCTACCTCGGGATGCGTTTCAATCGCTCATCAACGCGCGCCTTTATCGAGGAGTGGTAGAAAAAGTTTCCGGTTACAGCCCATATGCGAGAACCTACGAGGGTGTGATTTCACGGCTTTTTCCAGCTCCAAACGGAACCAATCAGACATTTACCGCGACTCTAGGCCGGACACCCAGAACGGTTAATTTCGCGGGTTACGCCGTGATCACGACGGGCCTAAACTCTGAGATTTTCACATATCAATCGGATTCGATCGTCGCTGGCCAGCCTGTCGTTGTCCTGAAAGGCTCGGGGCTGACCGGGTCAGGCACGTTAAATTTGGCGACAAACGCCCTGTCGATAACCACAACGGTTCCACCTCCAGCCGGCAGCATTGTCATTTTCAAATACTGGGCGAATCCCACGAATGTTTCGACGCGCTACCCGATCATGGGAATCAAACCCTATTACACACCTCTAGGCGAGTCGCAAACGCTTGTTTTCGATTATCAAAAAATGTGTGTAATAGTGTCTCAGAACACGACGGCTGTTTCTCCGACAATATTTGCCACCACCGAGCGGTTGAATAACGCCGCCGTGGAGGTCCCTCACGACTACTACAGCTCTGCCACGATCACTGGAAACGGGGTCACAAAAACATTTAGCGGCACATTCACCAATCCAATTGTGCCCGGGACAGTGAACTTTTATCAGTTTCTCTCGACGGGTGCCCCTGTTCCGGCATCCTCGTTTGACGACAACGTTGCAGACATTTCGGATAACGCGCAGGGGGCCCTTACTGGAATCGGGGCAAGCGCTGGCTCTGGGTCAATTGATTATTATACAGGCGTGTGGACGTTCACTTTTCTCACAGCTCCAGCCACAGGGAACTATTTTGACTCCACCGTTGGGGTGTTTGGGCAAGTGTTCCATGGCGGGAACAAGAACTTCTTTTCGGTGGCAAACTACCAGAACAAAGCCTTCATCTGCAACAACTATGACCCCGTTTTTTACTACGACGGCTCCACGCTAAAGTTTCTGCGGACCAATTTGACTGTCACGCCAATCACGTCAGCGGGAGGGGTCCCGAACAACACGTCGCCATATATTACAAGCGCGCTGCACGTTTTCGTGAATCGCGAGAGGCTCCTGTTGCTTTCGCCGCGTGTGATTTTGGACGTGGTGGGCCAGACGCTACAGAGCACGGGCGTCTATTGGTCAGACACGAGCAACCCTCTAGTGTGGACAAATGGCGGAGCCCTATTCGGCCCCACGAGTCAGCCAATAATCACGGCAGGATTCGTCAACTCTGATTTGATTGTACGATTCACAAACTCCGAGGCGGTTTTTAGATATACTGGAGATGCATTCGGGCCGTTCAGGTTTGACCCAACAAACAACATTTGGAATTGCAGCTCTCAGCACGGGACGATCAGTTACGACTCGTGGATTTCGTCTGTTGGCACGTCTGCAATTGTCGGCTCTGACGGCTGGAACATCAAGCGGGTGGACGACGCGATCCCGGATTTCACCGACGCGTATCGCATTCCGGGCCAATATCCCATTCCGTATTTGAGCGAGCCCGACATCGAATATTGCTACGGTCAGCGGTTTGACGACGTAAAAGAGGGGTGGCTTTGCTACGTGTCGGACATTCCGAATCCGGTCTCGGAAGCTTTGACGTTTAGCGATAACGTTTTGGCGTTCAATTATTTGGACGGAACATACTCGATTTACAGTTTCCCTTTAACATGCTTGGGCGTTTCCACCTCGACCGATTCACTGGAAACATGGGGAACGATTTTCACCGCCTGGGAGCAGCATCAGGACACGTGGGGGAGCTATCAACAAATTAAAGGCTCTCTGATAGATTTGGGTGGAGATTCACTCGGATACGTCCACGAGCTAAACGACGGGCAGCTTATCTACCAAGGCGCTTCGGGGGAAGACTTCGATTTAACTTTGATCACTAAAGATTTCAATCCGTTCATCGAGCAGGGACAGTTGTGTAGGCTGGGGTACATTGATTTCTTGGTTTCCACGTTTGACGACGAGCTTGAGTTTGACGTTTCCATTTATTGTAACAACAACCTCAGCGCAATCCCAACTCCGGGATTCCCGTTTCAAACGAATTCTTTTGATTACACGGTGACAGTCGCGGCCACTGACGCGATGAGCCCATATTTCGCGCAGGAAAAAGCGTGGGTTCGCGTGTACGTAGGTTTGGTGGCAAAATCGCATACGATTAAAATCACGCAGATAGGCGACCACAATACCAACCCATTGAACCTGCATGCGATGACCTTGTATATGCAACCGGCAGGGAGGCTCTTCAATTAATGGGCAAGCTCCAGCCGAATTTCTCGTTCAAATACACAGACGCGCCCAGCTCAGCGGGATATCGCGGAGAGAAGGGCATCGTGTCTGGGCCACCGAAAAAAGAGTCTAACACAGCCGCGACCACCAACAATTCCATCGTGGACTCTCAAAACGACAATCGGTTCCAATTCGAAATGGCTCAGGAGCATATTTTGGTCTCCAACTCACTCAATGCGACGATTGACGACGCGAGCTATTTCACGCGGCCGAGGCAGACGTCGTTTACGTGGGTCAACGGGAGTGCCATTTATACCGTCACGCTACCTACAGGGGCGTTGAGCACAGGCGCAATAACGATTGCCACAGGAATCGAGGGCAATTTTCTTGTGGTTGACCTGAAAGGATCCGTGAGCAATGGGATTGTGTACAACAGCTTTACATTGCCGCTGCCGTACCTTGACGTGACGGTTGCTGCGAACAGCATTGGCCTGGTCAGAAACGGCGCAAATATCGTCGTCACAAGCGGTGGAACCGACTATAGCGCCTACTCGGGATGGGTTACCGTCTATTATATAAAGGAACCTTGATGAAAACGAAAACTTTAAGCACCCTGTCGAAGGGGCAACAAGAACTGGAAAAACTGATCACCGAGGCGCTTCAGAGCGGAACGGGTCCTCTTGCGGACATGTTCGGCAAATTCAATGCCGAGGGGTTCAATCAGGGGGTGGCTAAGCCCGCGATCGAGAACTTCAAAAACGAGATTCTCCCCCAGTTGCACGAGCAGTATATCGGCAGCAATCGGGGTCTGTCTACGGCTCGAGGCGCTGCGGCAACGAAGGCGGGTGCGGACCTACAGAGCAAGCTTGCGGCGTTGCTGTATCAGGCGCAGGAACAGCAAAAGCAAAATCGCATCGGCGGGGCGAACACTCTGTTCGGCAAACAGGCCGTCGAAAATGTCGTGCAACAGCCGGCAGCTGGAGGCGGTGGCCTTTCTCAAATCCTGGGACCTCTCGCTAGTGTGGCTGGCGGTTTCCTTGGTGGTCCAGGGGGGGCAGCAGCAGCAAATGCTATATTTGGAGGCGGAGCTAAAATGGCTCCGACGGTGGGCTAATGGCAACGGTAATTCAAGGTCAGCCCTCGAGGGGGCAGCAGAACACGGCGGCGATCGGAGGGGCATTAGCGAAGGCTCTAGAGGGTGCTTGGGGCGGCTACACGCAGCATCACGATCAGCGGGCGATTCAGGACGCGGTGCACAACCTTCCTAAAAACGCCAGCCCTAGGGACATTCTCGACGCGGTGACGAATACGCGAACGTATAGCCCTGAAGCAAAACAGAAAGCGCTCGTCAATTATTTGAGTGTCGCACAACAAGCGGAGCAATCCCGCCATGCCAGAGCCATGGAGGAGACGGCCCTTGCGAGGGCTTCTGCTCCCAAGGGTGCTCAGAAAAAGGAAGTTACTCCAGAAGAAAAAGCCGAGAAAATTCAGGATTACGTTGATCGGGGCATGAGTCCGCTAGAGGCAAAAATCGCCGCAAATGCGAGTCCAGCACTCGAAAAAGAGATTTATTCGACACACAGCAAAAACCTCTCGCAGGAAACCTACGATCAACGGAGAAAAGAACAGGAGCAAGAGTTCGACGAAAAGCAAGACGCCCAGAATAAGGAAATCCTGTCATCGAAAGCCCCGAACAAGGACCCTTGGCCCAAGATCAGACAAATTCCATTAGGCGAGACCCCAAAACAGGTTGCTGATCTAAAAAAGGAATATCGATCCGAGAATGCAAAGAGAGACGAGGGATACACAAAGGCCGCTCAGACATATGCAAAATCACGACTACGACTAAATGGCATCGACAAAGCGAATGAGGCTGTGAAAGAATTGGGTGGCCTTCAAAACTTCTTGCTAATTGACGACGACGGGCAGGTGCGGCCGATAGCAAGCAAGCTGAAGCTGGTGCCTCCCGAGGTTCAGCTCCTTATAAAAGAGGTGTCCGAAGCCTTGAGTGGCGCAAAAGATTTCGTTGCTGGGCGAGTGTCAGGGTTCGAATTCGGCCTGTTTGGAAAGACGTTGCCTTCCATGATGAACACAAAGCTTGGAAGAAAATTGATCGTTAAGAGCTTGCGAATCAAGTCAGAACTGGATTTTCTTAGGGACAAAACGACGAATGAAGTCATTCAGCACTATGGAAGAGACGCGCCACCAGAAGAAATAACTCGTGTCGTGAACGATAGGATGACAAGAGAAGAGGAACGTCTCGAAAAACAGCAAGACGTTCTTGTCAAGGGGATGATGGAACAAACAAAAGCGATAAACGGAACGGCAAAAGAAAAAGCTGATGCGAAAGGAAAAACATTGATGCACACCCCCAAAGGCACTGTAATTTGGGTCAGAGACGCAGACGTTAAAGAGGCATTAGAGAATGGGATCAAACAATGGTAGACGAAGAAGAATGGGCCTCACAGTATCTCGCCAGGCAGTCTAACAAAACAGATGAAAGCACCCCTCCCGTGACTGCTCCTGAAGAGGAAGAGCAAGAGGAAGAGGAGCCGGACGAGCAAGCCTCAGAGCAGGCGGAAAACTGGGCGGAGCGTTATGCGCCTGCGGTCAAGAGCGTTGCGCCACAGACGCCGGCCCAAAGTCCTCAGCCACGACAGGAAGGCGACGGGGCATGGAGACCTTGGGGGACAATCCCCAAAAAAGTGACCGAGAAAGAAGACGAGGAAATTAAGTCCGCCTTTAAAACGGTAGCACAAATCCCCTTGAGTGTGATTGAAGCCGCCTCTGGGGCTGTTGACCTTGCAAAATCCGGGTTGATGCACACAAATGCCTTGGCAGGACATGTTATCGACTATTGGAAAGGTAAGCCACAAGATTTAACGTCGACAAGGGAAGCGTATAATGCAAGGTTGAAAGAGTCCCCAGCTTACACGGAAAACCAAGAGCGAACATACAAAAGATTCACGGAAAAAGCTAAGGAATGGGGGATTAATCTTGATGCTGAGACTGATGCGGAAAAGGATATTCTTCAAGGCGCTGGGGTTGCAATTCCTTTACTGGCGAGTGGCATCGGGCTTCCTGCTGTTGTAGGAGCAACTTTAGCGGCTGTGGGCATAAAACATGCGGCGCGATCTTTGGGCGCTGAAGAAGACACTGCCCGCACTATTGGAGACTTGTCGACTTTAATATCCCCAGCATTTGCATATAAACATGTAACTGAGACTTTTTCTAACACAGCTATTGGGCTGCAAAAGGTGGCAAATAAATTTGGTCTTCCATTTTTGAGAGCAATGACGTTAGATCGGAAGCCGTTTATTACCGCTGCTGTAGAATCGTCGGTCGCTCGTAGGGCTCGTACGCAAATGAACCTGAGCCAGAATGTCGCGATCGAGAAAATTGCGGCCGAGGGAGTCAATTCTAAAACGCTTCAGGAATTAGGCCTCACGCGAGATACGGCGCAGAGGGCGGCTCATTCTGCTGTGGATGCATCTGCCGCGGCCAATCCGACTCAGTTCAGCAATGACAACCTCATTAATAAAATAAAGCGGCGACACGAGGAATTGGAGAAGCGTGGGCATCAGCGGACGGCGGCTCCTAATGCGGAGGAAAACATTCTCGAAAGCCGGATGCACGACATCAGCCCGACTCCTGGCCGCGAACCGACCGCTCAGGAGCTGGGGGATTGGGCGAGAGCAGAAAGCGCCGGCGAAAAGGCGGCGAAAGCTCGTGAAGCAGAATCGTTACCGGGACGCCTAAAAGCAAAAACGTATGCCGAGAGATATCAAGCGCAAATTGAGGTCGCCAAACACAAGCGAAAAATAGAAGAGGCCCGTGAGGCATTAGAGGCAAGGAAAACGGCCGAGGCATCTAGGCAAGAGCAGGCGGCTAAAATGTCTCGGGTGCGCGGTGGTGCCGCAAAAAGCGGGGGTATTTCGAAAAGCGAGGCGACGAAAAGGACCGCCGCGAATGCCGAGATTCAAAAACTACAAGAGAAATTTGACGAGGCTAAATCGGCCTATAAAACAGCGATGAGCCCGGCTGTTCCCCACGTGCCTCAGCCGCGACCCATTGCCCCTGCGCCGACGCCTAAAACGTCGACGTTGTCACAATTGGTGACGGATTATCGCAGGTTTGGGGAGGAAGTCGCGGTGATCCAGGCAAAAGCTAAACCGCATACCCCTCTAGAGCGAGCCAAGGAACGGTCATACGGATTTCTCAAACAAATTTACATGTCGGAAATTAAGCGCAGGGATCCAAAACTGGCCAATCAGTTGCACGAGGCCAACGAGCTGACGAAACAGGCGAAGCGGACCCAAGAGGCCGAGAAGATATTGATGCCATTTATGGGAGAAAACGAGTATGGCTCAAAAAAGTTTGCAACAATGTTGGACTCTAAAGATGGAGAGACTCTTAAAAAAGCTATAGGGGCCAAAGCTTTTTCCGAGCTGAAAGAAGTTAATAAGTACGTCAAGAAAGCGGAAGAGAACATGCACGACTTTGTGGGCATACAAGCTCACAACCTAACAAGTGACGACCAAGCGGCGATTAGGATTGGGGTAGATATAATTAGAGGCCGTCTAATACAGGCATCAGGAAATATAGCAGGTCGACTAAACCGACGAATGTCTGCGGAGTTCCTTCTTGAGCCGGCGATCCAAAAGCCATACCGACGTTTTGTTCTCGATGCGGGACAGAAGAAATACCGCAGAGTTGTCCAGGACGCGCACGATCTGGTCAATGCGGTGGAAGACGCTTTCGGGGGGTTTACAGAATTTCTAGAGTCCACGGCGATCAACGAGTTTTCCGAGGAATAGCCTCGACATATAATCCTGCACAGGCAAAATACGAATCAAAAAGGAGCTCATCATGGGACTATTTTCCAACCCTCTCGGCCACGCAGGTTATCCTCCTGGCGCATCAGCCCCGGCAAATGTGGTCAACAGCTCGGTGAGGGCGGCGACTCAGGCAGAGGCACTCGCGGGGACATCAACCAACGCGTATGTTTCTCCGTCGACAGCTAGCGGGTCTAGCGCGGCGCTGTTTGCCTCTCCTCCTGCGTTGGGTAGTACGGCGCCAAACGTAGTTAACTCGACCACTCTGAATGCGTCAGGAAACACAAGCCTGGCAACGGCTGCCACGGCGACGAGCGTCAACATCGCAAATGCGGTGAACACTGGCGCCCTTGTGGTCAATATTGCGTCGGGAGCCAGCGCGGCCAATTCGACGGTGAACATTCTGAACGGCACGCCTTCATCTGGAAATCAAGTTATTAATATACTAAATGGAACGGCGTCGCCTGGAGTCCAAACATTCAATTTGTCGACGGCGTCAAGCTCTGCCACAATTAATATCGGAACTGGATCAGCTGCAAACACTTTATTTTTAGGGACAGGAAGTGCGTCTAATGTCGTCAAAATAGCGTCTGCTTCTTCTAAGGTGGGATTTTACGGCGCAAACTCTGTGGTCCAACAAACGGTTGGTTTATTAACAAATAGCGTTACTGGGGTGTATTCAGGAACAGTGAGCGACCTTACAGATACATCAGTATATGCAAGCGCAGCAGCGGGCATTTCTAGCAACTTTTATCAGCTAGCTTTTGCGGTGAACCAGTTAACAGCAGCAGTAAGGAACCTAGGCTTAGGAGCATGATTTACTATGGCCGTAGTTCGATTTGACGCTTTGCGGACCATCGCCGCAGGAGCCATTACCGCTTCGTATGCTGCGGTGGGATCTGCAACCGCATACAACATGCGATTGCTTAAGGTTGTGAACAACACAAATGGGGACATCCTTATATCTTTTGACGGAACAACTGATAATGACTTCATTTCAGCCGGCGCTTATGAGGTGTATGATTTCTCGACGAATGCTCCGAACATAAACGATTCTGATTCATTTGTTTTAGCGGTGAACACACAGATTTACGCCAAGTATTCCACTGCGCCCACGACTGGCTCGGTGTGGATCACGGGCATTTATGCGCGGGGGGTCTAATGAGCCAGGTCGGATCCGCCAGCATTGCAGGCACGCCGGTTGTTCCCACGCAATTCACCACAAATAGCGGTATAGCAATCCCGGTCGCGCACAACCTGAACGTCCTCGGCTCGGCTGGGGCGACCACGTCGGGTTCTGGCAGCACGATCACGATCACTGTTTCTGGGGCGGGATTCACCTGGAATGTCGTCACTAGCGCAAGCAACCCGATCACGTTGATTCCAGAGAACGGCTACATTTCTAAAGGCGGAACTCAGGTTGTTTTCGCGCTGCCATTGATCGCCGCTGTTGGAGACACATATAAGCTTGTTGGGTACGGAAACCTGTTTAAGGTCTCGCAGAACGCCGGGCAAAGCATTAGTTTAGGTTTCAGCACAACGACGGTAGGGGTAACTGGGGACATAACAGCAACTGCCGCGCGAGACACAATGGAGATAGTTTGCGTTACGGCAAATTCCGAGTTTCAAATAGTTTCATGCGTTGGAAATCCAAGCTTTACATAGGACATTTATGGCAACAAATAATTCGATTAACCTCAAAGATTCTGGCGCCATACGATACGACGGGGCGGGAACGTTCGCGGCGTCTACACTGACAAACCACGCGACGTTGATCGGCGGTGCGTCGAGCGCAATCACGTCGGTGTTGCAGGGTGCAGGCCAGCTGTTAATCGGAACCACCGCAGGGGATCCGACTGCGGCCGCGCTAACCGCGGGAACCGGGGTGGCCATTACGAGCGCCTCCGGGTCGATCACGATCAACACAACGGGTGGCGGGATGACCTGGACGGTTGTCACCGGAACATCGCAATCGGTTGCCGTGAATAACGGCTATATTGCGAATAATGCTGGACTGATAACGTTTACAATGCCAACCACAAGCGCTGTGGGGGACGTTTTCGAGATCACCGGGATGAACACTGCGCTCGGGTGGAAGATCGCGCAGTCCGCAAACCAACAAATATTTTATGGCATTTTGTCTACAACGGTCGGAACTGGCGGGTCCCTGGCGTCAACGCAAACGCGCGATACTGTAAAATTGGTTTGCATCGTGGCAAATCTGACCTGGAATGTCGTTTTCTCTATCGGAAATATCACGGTGGTGTAAAATGGCGACGAACAATGCAGCGAATTTCGGGACGGGGGTAGCCGGACAGGTTCTGACTAGCAACGGTTCTGGGGCGTCACCGACGTTTCAGGCTGTTCCCGAGGAGGCGGACATAAAATCAAGTCCGGCGTGGCTAGGGATCAACAACACTCTGCTATACTGGAACACCTCCCCGTATATCACGTCTGCGGCGATAACCCCATCGTCAAAACAAACGTATCTAGTTCCGTTCAGCACGCAGGGGGCGTTTACCCTGAACCGCATTGCCGTTTTGTGTGCGGTCTACTCTGCGCCGCTGGATGTTTTGCGATTTGGGATTTACACGATGGACAGCTCCACAGGTGCGGCGACGCTGCTGACCGATTTCGGTACCGTCAACGCGACTGGAACCGGCAGAATCGGACTCACAGCGTTAGGACAGGCAATTACGCCAGGGTTTTATTACCTGGCGGTGATTTTTAACACCGTCAACAATACTTATACGGCGAATTCGGGAAACGTCGCCGTCGTCGTCGACACCGGGACCGGAAACCTTATCGCAGGGTTTGTGTATAACAACGGTTCGGCCGCACTGCCGTCGAGCATTTCGTCGGCAAACCTGAGCGGAACGCAGATCGTTTCTCCGCCGCTCATCCTGATCAACGGAACGTAATGGCAACCAACTGCGCATCAAATTTTGGAACCGGCACTGCTGGGCAAATCCTGACGAGCAACGGCGAGGGGAATGCCCCGACGTTTCAGGACCTGGCAGCGCGCGGAGGAATACCGTCGATCCCAAAATGGGCCAAAGTCAATTCAAATCTTTGGTGGAGCCCTGTTCCATATAAGGCACTGGGGAATATTGGGGTTACGGGGAGCACGATTTACGGTACGCCGTTTGTTACGTATGGGTCATTCACGATTACAGCTGTGGCGATAACATGCGGGTTTTATTCTGTCTCATCCTCCCTGGAATTTGCGCTTTACTCCTGTGCAAGTGCTGGCACAGGAACTTTGATTAATTCCCTGGGGACGGTTTCAGTCACTGGAACAGGGTTAAAAACGATTACCTCCTTGTCTCAGGCCGTTTCTCCAGGCTGGTATTATTTGTGTTTTCAGCCAAGCAATTCTGCCAATCAATATAACTATGCGAGCACGACAAACACCGCTTGTTTCGTGAACAAAACGGACACTGGTGTTACGATGGGTGGGGTCTCCTATGCCAAAGGAACCGCCGGCTTTCCGGCGTCAATCACGGCTGGACAATTCGGAACAATCCTAGGTTCGAATTCGTTTGTTTTGTTAATGCAGGGCGCGTAAGAAAGACAATAAGGAAATACAGAATGGTAACGAATAATGCATCAAATTTTGGAACTGGAACGTCTGGGCAGGCCCTGACGAGCAACGGCGAGGGGAATGCCCCGACGTTTCAAGCGGTAGCGCAGCAGCCAGGGCACCCCTATGCCGTCGGTACTGCGCTGGCTCTGGGCCTAACGGCTGTGTGCATCCCATGGGTGGTCTGTGGTCACGGAGGTCCGGTGCCGGGCACTGCAGCTATATCGAATACCTCTATTTTTCTAATACCTATGTATATAGACGAGAAAATTACATATACAAAAATAGGCTGTCAAGTGATCGGCACTCCTGGGGCTGGATCAACTATAGATTTAATAATATATAGCAATTCCGGGACTGGCGGGTTGCCTGGAGCTGTTTTGATTACAGCAACCAACCTGTCGTCGGCCGCGGCGGGCCTAGTAGAAGGGACGATTTCTTTCTCTCCCACACCGGGATATTACTGGGTTGGTGTACAGAGAAACGCAACGGCAGCCGTTAGTTTAACAGGATATTCAAATGCAGACGATTTTGCTTTTTTTACCAATAGGGCTCTTATAAGTTTAGGCGTCCCAACGACTGTAATACAAATACAATCCCAGCTAGCAGCAACAAATACATATGGAACATACAACGCCAATCCAACTATAACATCAAACAGCCCTGTGTTTAACATCCCATTGATCTACCTTAGGTAAACATGAAAAAGCTTTTGATCTCCACACCAGCACAAAACGGCCTAGTGACCGGGACATACGCCATCGCTTTAGCGGAGACATATGCCCTTCTGCTTGCCAGTGGGATCACGTGTGTTTTGAGTATTCGCCCGTCCGGATCGCTGCTCATGTCGGCACGAAACGGCATCCTAGCGGATTTTCTCAGGATGGATTTCACCCACATTTTGTGTGTGGACGCCGATATCGCCTGGAATCCTCAAGACGTACTCAGGATGCTCGGCTACGATCAAGACTTCGTGGCAGCTTGTTACGTGGCTCGGGGTGCGAACCATTTCTGTTTTCGCCCGGAATTGGACCCGAACGGCAATTTCGTGGAGACCGCTCAAGGACTGCTTGAAATGCAAACGATTCCTGCGGGGTTTATGCTCCTGAGCCGAAAAATGATCCAATCCATGTGCGATCAGAACCCCAATCTATACTACAAGCCCAAAAATCAAGGCCCAAAATGCAGTGGAGAAATTATTCGTCAGGAGGCACAATGAGCTCTATGGAACAAGTCGTTGCTTCGGATGACGGATTCGCTTTATTTAACTGCGAAATCATTGACGGTGAGTTTTGGGGTGAGGATTACGTTTTCTGTATACGCGCGAGGCAAGCTGGATTCAAGGTGCTTGTGGACCCTCGAATTGAATTAAATCACGCGGGCGCAAGATGCTCATTACAGTCAGTCATAGAAAGCCAGAAAAAGGAGTCCTTCGATGCCACTTAAGAAAGGCAAATCTAAAGCTGTTATTTCTTCGAATATTCGTAAAGAGCGCGAAGCGGGCAAACCGGAAAAGCAGGCGGTGGCCATTGCTCTTGCCTCCGCCCGCAGAGCTGGAGCAAAGATTACCAAGAAGAAACGCTAATTCGCCAGCGTCTTTTCCTCTTCGATCGCGAACTCTATCGTATCAGCTACAGCCCTTTCTGCACGGAAAATGTTTGGTATCGAGCACCCCGTTAGAACGGCTGCCAGTACAAGCATAAATAATTTCATTCTTCCACCCTCTTTTTATCGGTCCATTTTTTGAACGCTATCATGAATTCTTCGAACCGTTTTACGGCCTCTCGCTTTACTTCCTCGACGTCTGTGCGCATGATCTCGGCGCTATGAGCAAGGAAGGCGTTCATTTTATCCCGCTCCCTTTTATTCATAGTCTTCGGTAGCTGCAATTCGAATTCTAGGCACTGTGCGGGCTCGTAGGCGGCTTTCGCGTCCTCGTCGGGGTCCTCCCCTGTCTCAAGCGCAAACGTCTTCAGGAGGGCGTATTTGTACGCGTACGACACGGCCTTTCCGGGTCCTTTATCCCCTGCATCAACGCCATACCCATACCAAATCGACGAGAAGCAATCGTTTGGGTCATCGGCATTTTTGAAAACGACGCATAGTTTTACTACGGTTCGGTTTCCCTCCTGTCGCAGCTCATCAATCGTGGGAATTACGACGATGCCGCTTTTCACCAATCGCGGGTGAACTGCGGCGGTTACCTGGTCGTGGCTGGCAAAACGGTACTGCCCGTTTACGGTTTTGTCGCTTTTCTGGACGTAATCCAGATCCTGCATGATCTCAATAATCTTTTGATATATGTTTTTAGGTTTTGAGTCCACTTTTCCCCTTTCGTTTGTTGAAGAATTTGTATAACACCAATGCATGGTGAAACATGTTCACAAGCCGCCTGAGAGACATCGTCTTTTTCTTAACATCGCATCTGGTATTATCGAACGTGTGCACGCGGGCCTCTGAACCGTCTTTGTTCAGGTAAACCAGAGCCGCAGCCTGCACGGGCATATCGTGCATCTTGAGCAGCTGGCTATATGCGGCAACCTGAATCGGGTGCGAGCTGACTGGCTGAGAGGTGGTTTTGAGGTCCACGACAATCCGCCGCCCGTCGACGTGCTCGATTAGTAGGTCGATTTGTCCGGTATATCCGAAATGCGAATCCTCCTCCTCCTCCCCTTCAGGCTCCTCTGCGGTAAATCGGCGCTCCACCAGGATCACGTCGCGAACATTAGCGGCCATCCATGCCCTAAAGCAATCGACATAACCGCGGAACTCCGCCGGGACCATGTTTTCGGGCATCCATTCACCGGATGCGATCGCCGAACAGAACGCGTGCACCGCTGTACCGCGTGCGGCCGCCCTTTGCAGGGTGTCTTGTGGAACGTGTTGGTAGCCTGTAAACGGTTTGAGAATCTCTGTGACGCGTGCATATTCCATATTCGAAAAAATCTCTTTGTGATAACTTAAATTTCAAGGTACCATACACGTAAAATTTTAGGTATAGGAATTGGCAGAAAAAGCAGAACCTCCAGTCAAGCGCGGTCCTGGCCGTCCTCGCGTGCCTAAACCTCCCAAGCGCCCTCCAGGAAGGCCCAGGCTGCCCAATGCGATGATCAAAATCAATCTGTATATCGAGAAACAGGAGTACGAGCGCCTCAAGGAAATCGCCCGGGTGGAGTCGATCGCTCATGGGAAACCGATCGGAGCGCTTTTCCTGATTCGAGAGGCCGTGAATTATATTTATCGGGACGAAATGCGGCTCAGGGACATGTTCCGGCGATACCGAACAAGATCCGTTCGGCGTTTGATGAATTTACGTTGAACAGATATATTAAAAGTTTTAGGATACCATGAGAATCACATACGACCGAGAGACGAGGCAGTTTGTAGGCATCGACGAGCGGGTTTTGGCGAATCTGTCGCTCTTGTTTCCGGGGGTCAACATACAGCGCGAGCTCGTAAAAATGGGTATGTGGCTGGATGATTCTCCGAAAGCAAAGAAGCATCGTGGGACACTGTGTTTTATCAACGCCTGGTTGCGCCGAATCCGCGTGACTGAGCCCGTCGCTCCCGCTGTGGAATCGAACCTGTCCCGTGAACGATATGTCGAGGATTTATGGAAGGGCCGAAGATCAATCCTAGAAATGAACACACACCATTCCTGAGGGCCTCAAGAGAGCTTTACACAGATTATATCGTTCCTGTGGCAGAGCTACCGCAGAGTTACCGCGACGAAATCGATCCTGGCTATACGACGGGGTGGTCGGATCTCGACCGCCTGTTGATGGGAATTCGGCTTGGAGAGGTCACCGTAATTTCGGCAGACACAGGCAGCGGAAAAACGACATTCGCAACACAGCTGCTGTGTAATGTTGCCATGCAGGGGGTGGCCGTGTGGATCAATAGCTGGGAAATGGCCCCATCTAGCATCGTTCGCAAAATGGCGTCGCTCGTCCTGCGCAAAAACATGAAATTGGAACGTTTCACCGTCGAGGATAATTCCGCATTTGATGCCTGGTGCCTGAGATATAGCGTGTTCCTGAATCCTGTGACGATTGGATTGAGCCTGGAACAGCTAGCTGAGCAGCTCAAAAAGGCTGCCGAGTTGGGCATAAAAGTTGTGCTTTTAGATCACCTGGATTATCTCGTGCACTCACGGCGAGAAAAGCATTATGAGGACGTCGATGCCACGGTGAAAGCCTTGCATGAGATGGCGTTTCTCTTGAAAATGCATCTTATCCTCATATGCCACCCTAAACAATCCGCGACAGGACAGGAAGAAATCGGCATTCATTCTCTCAAAGGAAGCAGCTCGATCAAACAATATGCGGACAACATCATTGTGCTGCACAGGTGTTCGCGCACAGATTCGCAGGCACACTCGAGCAAAACGAAAGTTCGCGTGGTGAAGAATCGCGCTTTAGGCTCCGAAGGCACCACTTACCTTTTCTATGAGGCGTGGGACGGATACACACAAATAAAGGAGATTCATGCGCGTTGCAGTAAAGAACAGCAAGACTGAGGTTGAATGTCTGAATTACAGGCCCGTCAGCAAAGGAGCGCTTGTAGGCTTTTTCACGCTCGTGGAGTATTCGCCAGACTATCCGCTAGGTAGGAAAACGTCCGATTGTTGTCTGTTCACAAAGGCAGATCGATCCTGGATTACATTCCCGAGCCGGCCTGGAAAAACCGAATCGCCAGATGGGAAAACCGTGTATTTTCCGTATGTGGCGTTTCCTGATAAGACGTTTCAAAACAATCTCTCGTCAGCGGCTGTGGAGGCGCTACAAGATGAAAGGCCTAAACCTCAACTCAAAGTTCCCTCAGATGCAATACAAGATAGTGCATCCTTTGATTGGTAATGCCGTGTTCGCGTCCGCTCAGGATGCTAGGGCGGAAGCCGCTCGAATGGCTATTGTTGAGGCCGAGGAATTCTACACGCCTAGAATTCATTATCGTGCATGTGAGAATTTATCTGAAATGTTGGATTGTATGGAGGAAGTCTGATGAAAAAAGAAGAGCACAGATTAAATGGCAACGTGTCATTTGCGACTGTTTTAGATGAAAAAAGGTTTAACAAGATGAAGCTTCATTGCTGCGTCGAAGGAACAACAATCCGAGAGTGGCTGAGAGCAATGGTTGACACTTTGCCTGATCGAGAAGTTAAGCTTTTGTCTAAATAATGGGCTTAAAGGACATCATCCGGCGAAAGAAGCTCATCGAAATGTTCGGGCACGAGATGCAGATGACGTTGCCGGGTGAGCCCTTGATTTATAGCGTTCAAACGCGCCTCACAAACCGAACTGACGGTCCCGATTATTTCCGGGATAGGCAGCACATTCCGAAAATGAAATGCATTTTCCCGAAATATATCAGCCCAAAATCACCCGTCGTTCTTTTGGTGAATTTCTACGTGAGCCCACTGCCGTTTATGGACGTGCCGGAGAAGATCGTCAAATCTGAGGCGGTGGCGACGCATGCGTACGAAATTTGCGAGTATTTGTTGTCATTTATGCAAATGGTTCGATGCGCGCTTTTGAACAGCTATCGCCAGATCGTGAAAATCGACGCAGAAAAGTACTATAGTAGCGATCCGAGGACCGTTTTCAAATTCATGTCTTGGAGCAATTATGAGACCCTTTTACGAGGTGAAAATCCCGTGGACGCCACAGCCCAGCTCCAAAGTGCAGCTCAGCGTAAACAACCAATACCGCCCTCCCGTGCGCGGAAAACTAGCGATACGGGACTTTGTGTGCCGGGACCTGGCTCTGACGGAAATCCCCCTGTTCTCGGGTCCGGTGATGGTCCTGGTGTGGTTTTGCATGCCCCTACCAGGGAGCATCGGGAAAAGCCGGCGAGCGATCCTGTCTGAAATGCCGCACGACACGCCTCCAGAACTCGAGGACCTGTTCAAAACCGTGAAAATGTCTCTTCGCGGTGTGATTTGGGAGCGGGATTGCCAGATTTGCAGCCAGAATTTGCAAAAGGTCGTGGTCGACCACCATCAGGGTTCGACGCTGATTCGCGTGAAACCCATTGAGGCCATTCGTGTTGACCCGCTATTGTGGGCAGACAAAATCAGAGACGGAATGGATTTCGCCGATGCCTATGCCACCGCCTAGTCTGGAACAATCTCTCCTGTCGCAAGCGGTCCTCGTGTCGGCCATGGTCGATTATCTGGTGGAAAAAGTCGGTCAATCGCATCTTGCCGGCAGTGACGCAGAGGACGTTTTGCGGCTCATGCAACACCACTGCAATTCCCTCCAGATCGCCATTTTCTGCGACGAAAACCGTCATTATTGACAGAATTCGCCTTTTGTGGCATTCTCAGCTCCTCTACACGGAGGGCCCTCATGTTGCACGACAGCTCGCTATTCGTTCCCGCATTCCCAGCAGAATCGATTTTCTGGGACTGGACGCGGCAACCCAAGACAAGGGATTATTTGAACAGAACGGAGCCATTTCCTTCAGGGATCGTGGCCTGCGCCGAGCTGGAGGGCGTTTCTCCCAGTCAGTATATGAACGATTTGTGGTGCTCAAAGTCCGGCGAACAGAGGCAGGCCGAGTTCCTCGACACGTCTCCGGTTCTGAGCGGGAACACAGTGCGCCAGCTCCTTCCGGGCGCTCGTGAGGCGGTTGATAAATTCGTTGTAAAAGCCGATTCTGGCGCAATCTACGTTCGGTTCGAGACTGAAACGGGGCATGAGTTTGTGCCTATCGACGATGTAACGAGCTATGTTCCTGTCGAAAAGCCCCCAAGCGTGGTCAGCCGAGTTGGTTATATAGCGAAAGTTTTATTTGCCGCATTAGCCTACATTACGATTCTTGCCGTGTGTTTCGCCCCTACGATTATGCACAAAATGTTTGCCTCTCGTAAGCCTGAAAGCGACGACGAAAACACGTTGCCGGACTCTGTGAGACTGTGATATGTTGGGCTAAAACAACACAAGGATTCATATGGATTTATTGAATAGAATCGGTTCTGATCCCCGTCCCGATCAAATATACGTCAGGCCAGACAGTCCCGAATCACTGAAACTGTTTTTGCGCAGGGAATCGGACGCGTCTCTAAAGGGGCTCCTCGCCACCCTGAAAGTCATGA